TGCATTAAGATTTAAAATGTTTTCAGTCGCTTTATCAGAATCTTTCAAAATAATTTTAGCGGCTATTTTAATTTCAGGCTCATTTGTGACTCTTTCCCCTCCGTTGTGAGGGTGCAAATGAAACTCCCCGTCATCCGTTACCCATATTTCTGTAACATGAGGCAACGCGGCAAATATTTCCTCTTTACGCCTCTTTAACATGGCTTATGCAGTTACGGCTCTGGAAACTTCGCACCATGCAGCACCGTTAAAAATGAACTTAACGTTTGCTGTTTTTGCAGCTAAAACTGTAAGTGTTGCGGTCGGTAGTGTTCCGGTTCCGAATGTAACGATTCGATCAGCGGCGGCGGTAAATAACATTATTACTTCGTCACCCACATAAGGGGCAGTCGTTGAAGTTCCAACGCCCATAGTAACGGTCAATGCTCCGGTTAAGGCGGCAACGTTTACAAGTGTGCGGCTTTTTGTCGGTAGTAGTGCAATAGTAGCGGCATAAGCTGGAGTTAAATACTCGTTGTTCCTGATTCTATCAGTATTGTCCGCTCCTGCAACATTGGGAAATCTTGAAAGTGTACTCATTTTGAATATGTTTTAAGGGACGAAATTAATCGCCCCTATATTTTTAATTATGCGTTAAACGAACCTGATGTTAAGGTAGTGAACAAAAATACTTGTTCGGAGAAACCATACTGAACGGCAAACTTCATCAAACCTTTAAGGAAGAAAAGCTCTGAATTAGCCTGTAGTCTTTGTAATTGGAGGTTATTATCTTCCGTGCTGTTCATACCTACATATAGGTTAGAACTAACATCGTCAAGCCCTTCGCAAAACAAAATAGTGTCATCCGGCAAACCGGCAAGAGGGATAATCTCGTAACCTTTGAATTTATTAATTCCCTGTTCGGTTGTATTTGCACCCTTAAACGTTAAGGTGGTAGTGATATACGTTTGATAGATTTGTTCGGTATTAATCGAAACAAAGAATTTCAAACGCTTGTACCTTGTTGGTCTGCTTAACAGTGCTTTCTTATTTGAAGCGCAAAGATTAATCAAAGCGTTAAAAGCATCCACGATGTTGTAATGACTACTATCTGTTACGGCTGCGGTCAATGCAAAAGGTGAAGAAACCTTCTGAACAGCTGAATCATTGACCATCAACTTAAGGAAACCATCAAAGAAACAAATCTGACCGTTTCCGGCTGATCCTTTAGCGGCTGTATAGGTTGTTGAACCCTGCCATAATCCTAACTCGATCTGCTCAAATGCTCTTTCAAGTCCTACCTGCATCATGTAATTTTCGGCAGTAACCGGAAGTTCGCGTGCCAAAAGAGTTGGACTTAATTGCTCTGCCAACCAATGAGCTTCGTAATCGCGTGGGTTAAATTCAGTATAAACCATAATGTCAAGCGGTGTCAAACTACGCCCGTCAACGGTGAAAGTTCCCGAACCGGTCGGAGTGGCTGTTCGTGCCTGCAAAGGATTTGCAAAGTCAATCCTGCCAATCGTGTGAGTTTTCTTAATTCCATCCTGTACGTAAACTCCGCCTTTTTGTAGGGTATCCATTCCAAAGGCAGCCGGTAACCAGAAATATGATGCGAACGTACCGGCGTAGGTTGTATCTGTAATGTTTAATGCCATTTTGATTTATTATTAGAATTTAAGATTTAAATTTTGCCTTCGCGTTTAAGCCTGTTTTTTACTGCCAATCCAATAGCGTTCGATGGAAGATCATGTTCGCCCAATTTATTAGCAACTGCGTCCGTAATCTTTACAGCATCCTTATTTAAAGGTAAATCTTCAATCATTGCCTTTGTACCTTCAAAATCAGCTTTAGCCAAGTTTGTCCATTTTAGAATAACAGTAGCTTCATTTTTGATGCGCCCTAATTTCGCAAAGTTGCTTACCATGTTTTTAGCTTCTTCTTCTTTCATTGCGTTTTCGGCCTTAACTTTATCTTCTGTCATTGCGTCAAGTGCTTCTTTGCAAGCATTGTAAGCTGAATCTTTAGCGGCTTTTTCTTCCTCTAATTTTTTCAGCTTGGCCTTTAGTTTGTCCAGTTCATCGTCACTCTTAGCTTTGTCCTCTGTTTTTTCCTTTTTCAAGTTTTCAACATCAGATTCAGCTTTCTTTGCGCGGTTCTCAATCGCGTCGATGGCTTTAACGATAGAGTCCTCAGGGGAGCTATCATTAAGCCCCAGCCTCATACATACTTTAATCATTGTATTAATTTTTGGGTTATTATTTAAAATCGAATTTAAAACTAAATTACATTCTTTGTGAAATTGCATTTGATCGGTAATCTTGCGTAGATATTTGGTGTTTTCATCTACGCTGGCATCCACTTTGTCGCAAAGATTCATATTAAGAGCTTCACCGGCTGCTATAAAGGTAGTTCGCGCCATCATTCGGGAAACTTCATCTTCTGACATTCCGCAACGCTGTTCAATCATTTTGATAATGCTTGCTTGCATTGTTTTCAAAATTCCATCTGAACCACCGAAAGGATTGTGATACATCAACCAACCATAATCCGACATTATCCGCTTTCTTCCTGCTTGAAAGATTACCCCTGCAATCGAAGCGGCTGCACCTATGCAATAAGTGTCAACTGGGGTATTTGATTTGAGAATAGCACTGTAAATGTTGTAACCGTCCGTTACTACTCCACCAGGTGAATTAATCCAAACTTGAATACGTTTTTTGCCAAGCGTGTCTAATAGAAGTAGTTCCTGCTGAAATATGCTTCCATCAATTCCCATTCCTTCATCTTCATCAAATCCGATGTGCTTATTTAAAAGCATAATAGGCTCGCTAACTGTCGGGTCGATACAATAGTTCATGCAATAAAAGTAAATTTATTAAATTGCATGCATGAAAAGTGTAACACTTTTTTAATAAAACGCAAAAAACCGGACCAATTTAATGATCCGGCAAAACTAAAAACGAAAAGTGAAAGAAAACTATCTTTTAACTCCTAATAGTTTTTCGCGCTCATGTTGTGGCATGTTATTAAACTTGTCCTGAACCGCTTCTTTTATAATCGAGCTTTCAGATTGTCCGGTCTGTTCAGACATATTTTTAACTAATCGCGCCTGAAGTGGCGGCAAATAACCAACAAATCTACGCTCTTTTGGGATCATACTAATTCAGATTGTTTGTAATATTCAACCATTAAATCACTTCCAAAGATAATATTTTCTTTGCGAATATCAACGCCCTCAATGGCAAATTGTTTATAAACGTATTCTTCTCCGTATTCTTTAGCTACCCATCTCTGAAACGTTTCGTATTTGGCTTTGCTTAGAATAATGGCTTTTATTGATTTATTAAACTTAAATTCATGCTGAATGCATGCTACACACATGTCCACGGCAAGATTTCCAACACTCGTATAATTGTAGATGTCGATTGGTTTTGGTTCCTTCATTTTATTTCTTAATTAGTGCATAATCAAATACTAAACTATTAGCCGATGAACTATTTTCACGGACATACAAAGTAAACCCTGTTGATGTTTTGTTTCGAATTGTCCAAAATACATTAGCATCATTCGCTGGATCAGTTGCACCACCTAATAGCGAACCTGAAACAACATAGTCAACGGCTCCGATACTCGGAAAGGTAACTGAATATGATTGACCGCCCGCAACGTCCCCTACCGAATAACTCCCAACATACAATATGGGATGAGTATTTGATATTCCCGGAATAACAAAGTTTGGATAACCACCCAGCACTCCGTCTCCCGTGATTGTGATAGGTGGTTGAATGACGAATGGAATAAAATTAACTTCTGAATAATTGGCAAATGTAGAACCATAAGCACCGGCGGATATTCCTATTTTCCGAATGTTGTGAACGTTGTGTGTTGTTAGATCGGTGAACGTTACGGGGTCTGCATCTGTTGTATATTGCGTTGTTAAGATCGAAAGTACAGCAACATTAGAACCGGTTACACTAAACGAAAACGCATCAACTTCAAATATTTCACCCTGATAAAAAATAGTCCCTGGACTAATTGTATAAGATGGATGCGTAGCAGAATTAACAAGCCCTTTAATCACATAAATAGTGTCGGGATTGTAAGATGGACCAATCAACGCCGTAATTAAATCCCTTAGTGCTTCAATGTGTGCATCCTGAATGAATTTAAGTGTTCCTTTTTTAATCTTTATTTGTGCCGCATCCGATACAGCGGTAACGTCAAGTATTTTCATATGTTTATTATTTCGTATTTAATTGATGCAGGAATGTATTTATTTACAAAGTTGCGTACTGATTCAGTGTTGCCGGTTTCGGTTAAATCTAAAACAGCCGTCGGAATATTGATCGTGAAGTTATTAATGTAAATGTAGGGCAAATCCCCCCCGATTGCGTCCGATGATGTTGTTTGTCCCACTGAACTACAGTAATCATCCGTTTCACCTACAATAAACCCATCTAAAATAGGATCATTGTTAGTAATGTAGATATCGCTTATATTATCCGGCTGTCTAAATACAGATCCAAACTGTTTATTCAAAGCGTACTCCAAAACCAATCTTGAACCGTTATACAAAAGCCGTTCTTTTACTCCGATAAAATTATCTTGAATCATTAACCAAGTGACCGAATCTGTTGGTAGGTTATTATTGCCGTCAATTAAACTTGAATATACTTTTTTCTGATAAACGGCTTGTTCCAAATACGAATATTCCCTGACCTCATAATTTAATACAGTCAATCCATTATAGTAAGTGTCAAAGAGTAAGTTTCTGGCCCATTGCAAAGGAGAAAACAAAGCATTAACCAACTGTAAAGTGTTTGATTTCCTTTTGTCAGGTGGTAACAATTCAATAATAACCGGATTAATATTAAGATCGTATTTCATTATTCAGGTATAAAATTCATTGAATCGGTAAATGTTTTACTTGTCGTTGTTTCTTCGCTGATATATCCCGCCACCGAATTCCATAGCCTTGATATGGTTGTCTGGTTTAATATCAAATCAATCCCGGAGCTAAATGAGACTGAATCTTCACGAACTCTAACATTCAATAGAACTACATCATTCACGCCTGAAACGTTTCTGATTATCGCTTCCAAGTCGGTTATTTTAAGACTTCCGTTGAAATTAGTAATCGAAAGGTTTTGTAAAAATGTATTAACGGCTGCAATTACATTATTTTTAATGACCGCTGAATATTGACCCTGATAATAAATATCTGCATTTATGTAAATCTTGTCAGCGTTTTTTGATTCAATGTTGTATTTTATTCCGGCTGTTCCTTTTTGATTTATATATCCCTGTGCTGATGCCTGTTCTAAATCTGTCAATGCAATAAACGGATTTTCTTTAGCTACCTTAATAGTTACAACATTCGGAGCTGTCGAAGTCACTGAACATGCCGTTATGATCTTTAACCCATTATCAACTATCGGGTATTGAGGTGCAGTATCTATTAATTGAAGTATTTGCGGGTCTGTTAATGAAAACTGAAAAGCAAACATTTGCGACTGAATCCAAAGCGATGAAGCAGCTGCCGATTGGCTCGCTGTTGTTTCAATTGACAATTTCAGTGCGTCCATTAGTTGCTCGATATATGCAGCACAAACGGCAAAAGTAAAGCAAATCATTCTTAAAATGTTTCGCTTGCTCCATTGCGTCGGGTCAATCGTTACGCCGATTGTCGCAAGATTCGATACTAATTCGGTAACTACCTGATTTTGAATATCACTTACTGACCTGCTCATTATTTATGTGTGTTATTTTGATTGATTATATAATATGGGTCTTCATCTAATTCTGACATTATCCCATCAATTCCCGGCTCTGGTACGCCTCCGTTAATTATTGTCGCGTCTACATCGGGTGTTACTTCCTCATACATTCCTTCACGATCGATCTTATTTGCTGTACTGTCAACAAAGTTACAAATAAATTCCATAACGTAATGATAAACGTTTGCATGGTCGTAATCTTGCGATTCATTGATTAAATTAAGCGGTCCACATGCAGTAGGACAATAAGCCGACATTTTAGAGATGATCGAATCTCTTAATCCAAACACGTCCAAATCCTGTTCAAACGTCCCCTCTTGATTGTAAAACACATTAATCAAATGAATCTTAACACCTAAATCTGCGTTTAATAATCCTTGCCCCATTTGCTCAAAAGTCACCGGAGTAACGAACTCAACAAAAGCTGCAGGTGTTGGCCATGTGTAACTTTCTGAATTAATCTGATTGTTCCAAATTCGGGTATAAAGACCAACCGTTTGATGATCGAGATTTAAAACCTGAATAGTTGTAAGTCTTGTAAGTATATCGGTTAATGGTTGTTTAATTCCGGCCATGATTAAAATATTCGTGTGATTATTTCATTTATCTTCTGTTCCTGCATCCGTGTCAATTCAACGGTTTGCCCAATAAATTGACGTTGTGGCATTTTGTCTGTGCCGTCATTCAGATAACTTGCATAAGGCAAATCAACAATCATTCTGAACCCATCATTCTGTATCGTTGCCGTTCTACTCATCGAACTAACTGCCCGGCGAAGTGTACCGCCTCTTTTTTTATACCCGGACCCGATTAAGATGGGTTGCGTTCTTCTTTGCAATCCTTTTGTTTTCGGGTATTTATACGCTGCGAATCCTGGCTTTCTTCTTTGAACTTCCGCCCATTGTTTGCCGTCAAACCCTTGTTTCTGCCATGAGCTGACAAAATAATTTTGCGCCTGATTGGGTAATAAAACAAGTATTTCCCGCTTTGCCTTAATCAGTTTTTGCTGAACGTCCACAAAATTAAATTGATTAGACATTGCTTAGACTTTATAAGACTGTACCCAAAGGACAATACCAAGAGTTGTACTAATTGTGATTGAAGTGATCGGAATAGGGAAAGGAATGTAATCTACCCCAGCTTTTAATGCCACGTTCTGCCATGTTAGATTAGTGATTGCAGAACCTCCCGCCGGTGTGATAGATGATACTTGAGTATCGTCAATACGACAACTGCATGCATATGCAGCCTTTCCGGATGGTAATGTGTATGGTCCAGTTCCTATTACAAATATAGATTCAATGCCTATCATCTTATCTTGCGAGGATGGTCCAATTAAATTGTCTTGTGCGTTTCCCATTGTGTTTTTTATTTCAAAGTTAATAAATAAAGTGTCTGATTTATCAATTGTTTCATATCTGCAATAATATTGTCTAAATCCGAATCAGTGGCTGGTTCGATGATGTTTAAAATATCATCATTCAGGTACGCCATAAGATCAATTAAATATGTTCGGCTATTGGTTCCAGCGTTCGCTTCGATGGTCATATAACCGCCAATTCTGCCATATTTGCCCTGATAAGTTTCAATGAATTTATCAACCTGATCAAGCCATCCATCATAAAACTGATTTAATGCTTTGTGTTCGCTGTATGAAGTCGTATTCAGGTGAATTAAATGAATTACATCTCTTGCCTCAAATAGTTTCTGTTGTACTTTTTGTGGTGTCATGGTTTACGATTAATGTATTTAAACTTAATTCTGCAAAGCTCTGCATCGTTTATTATTTTCTCAACAGTAAAATCAAAATCGGAAACAATATAGTCTTCCTTTATTTTATCAATCACTTTTTGAATTGACATATTAAAATTTCGCGGATCGAAATCAATATATTCCATGTTTAGTCTTTTTTAGGTATTGGTAAATTAAAGTTCGCTAAAGCATAGTCTTTGTCTTTTGCTGGAACTTCGAAATAAGGGTGAGATTCAGAATAAATTACTTTGTCTTTGCCGGGGTTCATCTGAAACACTTCGGGTACGGTTTCTTTTAAATCTTGAATACTACTATACTTTTCTTTTGATGATACGGCGTGAGTGTCTTCGTGTTGCAAAATTATGCATTCACAATTAAAATGTAAAAGTGGTGTCGCCCAATTCCACACGGCATCATGAACCGGTGCAGAAAAGTTGTTATACGGTGCACAAATCTCACACGGTTTGCCATTCGTGCTAAATTCAAGAATAGGCAATATATCCGCGTTACGTTCGATTTCATTCCACTTAACAGCCATTTGAGCCTGACCGATAGCAGTCTGCCGTTCAGTTAATCCCCATGACACATTCCATGTTTCAAATTCTTTGGCTGCTAATTGGGTGAATTCTCTTTGGCTTCTTAAATTACCTGATTCATCTAAAAGTAAAGTTCTGTATTCTTTGATTTGATGATATGCTTTGCCACCTGAAAACATGAAAGTGTTTTCCCTTAATTCAGTCAGTAACTCTAAATCTTTGCCCTTAAAATCAGTTAAGTTACCGCCAAAGCCATCATACAAACCCTTTTTCAAATAGTCGGCAATTGCAAAGTAGAGACTTTCCGGTATTTCATATTCGGTAATCTCGCCCGAATAGATTCTGTTAAGTAAATCTTTAATTTGCGAATCGCTATATTTGAATTTATCGCTCATTTGATAAAATTGTCCATGTTATTTGTCTTAACCCCGTATTTTGCCTCATTCTTATGATAAGATAGTCCATTTATCTCCTGCTTAATTCTCGCAAGACTTTCATTTTGTAATTTTCTTTTGTCTTTCTCATTACCTCATCCGGTGTCATGGACTCCATTTTAGCAACTGTCTCAACTCCGTAAACATTAACTAATCGAACCCATTGAACGCGCGTTCTATTGATTTGATTAACCCCAAATGCAGACTCGAACCTCTTTTTGGTATCGTGCATTAATTGTGGATTGTCTAATAATGCGGTATGAAGTTTCTTATACGCTTTAGTCTGTGACCTTTTGCGAAAGTATTCTTTAATGAACGTGAACATGATTATATATTTTTTCGAGTTTGTTTTTTACTGATTCGTTAAGTTTTGGTATTGCAGGAACAACTGGGGCCGGTGGTGCTGTTACTGGGATGCCTGTTTGTTCTGTAAAGTAGTCACCATCCATCGTTAGATTAGCTTTAAACATCTCGACTGCTTGAGCTATGACCGCGTTATTTAACTCCATTATTTCAGCGTCATTTTTTAACACTGCTATTGTTTCTTCCGGTATTGCAAAACCTAATTCACGCATTTTAACTAATAAGCTATTATTTACCACGTTAGCAATAAACGCGCCGTCTTTGGTTTGCTTATCTTCCATTGCCCGTTCGGCTGGAGCTTTCTCTCCTGAATTACCAAGCTTTCCAGGTACTGAATCAATTGCATCGGCATGACCTAATATGATTTTGCTGATTTTCTTTTCAAGTCTTAACTCAAAATCGGCATAACCCTGATAACCTGTACCGCCTAAAGCCGTTTCAAGAAATTCTATTTCATCCTGTGGATCAATTAAAGCCCATCCTGACGATCCCATTTGTTGCATAGCCCCTGCCATTGCATCGTAATCAGGATCTCCTGCTTTCTTTGTCGTTTTCCCTACCCTGTACGGCTGACTGAACAACTCAACAAAATCACCGTTAAACCCGGCTACATTACGCAAAAATATTTCATAGTTTGCTACCTTATAAAGTAGTCCGTAACCACTTTTAGATGTTCCTATCTCATTGTAAGTCTTTACATATACATGCCAATTCCTGTACGGTTCATCTT